CTGGAGCACGCGCAGGTCGAGTGCATCCTGCAGGACTACTATGCCGGCGACTGGGTGGACCGGCTGGACGAGCTGAAGACCAACCTCGACGAGCGCGAGGTCATCGCCAATGCCGGCGCCTATGCGCTCGGCCGCAAGACGGACGAGCTGGTCATCGGCGCCTTCGATACCGGCACGCGGGAGGCGAAGGGCACCGCCACCGGCACCACAGACACCGACGGGCTCACCAAGGCGAAGGTGCTGATGGCCTTCGAGATGCTGGGTGCGTCCGACGTGCCGGATGACGGCAATCGCTATGCCGTGGTCGGCTGGAAGCAGTGGAGCCAGCTGCTCGAGATCGAGGAGTTCGCCTCCGCCGACTATGTCGGCCCGGAGGAGCTGCCCTGGCGCGGCACGCAGGCGAAGCGCTGGCTGGGTGCGATGTGGATGCCGCATTCCGGCCTGACCAAGGTGGGCGCACTGCGCTACTGCTACTTCTATCACCGCACCGCGGTGGGCCATGCGGCGGCGGCGGAAGTGCAGACCGACGTGACCTGGCATGGCGACCGCGCCGCGCATTTCGTCGCGAACATGATGAGCCAGGGCGCGGTGCTGGTGGACGACACCGGCGTCATCCGCATGCGCGCCTTCGAGTAGCGCCTTCTCCCTCCCCCGCCTCGTTCTCCTTCCCCCGCTTGCGGGGGAGGGTCGGGGTGGGGGCATGCGCCGCCCCACCCTCCAGCGGAAACGAACAGAAATGTCCCTCACCGCCCTCGCGCTCTGCTCGCGCGCGTTGCTGCGCCTGGGCGCGCAGCCGATCGCCTCGCTTACCGAGGGCACCGCGGAAGCGGAGGTCGCGGCCAATCTCTATCCCGGCATCCGCGACGTGCTGGTCTCCGCGCATCCCTGGTCCTTCGCGACCGGGCAGGCCGCGCTGACGCGCCTGGCCGCCGTGCCGCATGCCGATTTCGCGAACGCCTTCCAGCTGCCCAGCGGCTTCCTGCGCGCGCTGTCCGCCGGGCAGGCGGGGCGTGGGCGCGGCATGCCGTATCGCATCCACGAAGGGCGCCTGCATGCCGACGCCGATGCGGTGATGCTGACCTACGTCTTCCGCCCGGACGAGAGCGCCTTCCCGCCCTTCTTCGCCGCCGCGCTGGTCGCGAGGCTCGCCGCCGAATTCTGCCTGCCGCTGACCGAGAGCGCCTCGCGATCCGAGGTGCTGTTCCGCCTGGCGGAGCAGGAGCTGCGGCAGGCCCGCCTGGTGGACAGCCAGCAGGACACGCCCCGCGCGATCGAGGGCTTCCCGCTGGTCGATGTGCGGGCCTGAGCGCGATGCCCGCCGCCACCCGCCGCACCAAGGCCAGCTTCACCGCCGGCGAACTCGCGCCCGAGCTCTATGGCCGCGGCGACCTGCGCGCCTTCGAGAACGGCGCGCGACGCCTGCGCAACGTGGTGATCCAGCCGACGGGCGGCGTCGCGCGCCGCCCCGGCCTGCGCCATATCGCCATGCTGCCCGGCCCCTCGCGGCTGATTCCCTTCGAGTTCAACACCGAGCAGACCTACCTGATCGTGCTCAGCGCCGGCCTGCTGCAGGTGTTCCGCGAGGACATGGCGGTCGCCACGCTCCCCGGCCCTTGGAGCGCAGCGATTCTGCCGCAAATCGCCTTCACCCAGAACGCCGACACGTTGCTGCTCTTCCACCCCGAGATGTTCCCCAAGCGCATCACGCGAACCAGCGACGTGGATTGGACGATCGCCGACTTCGACTTCGTGCGTCCGCCCTTCCACCAGTTCACGCCGGGCGTCACGATCCAGCCGAGCGGCACGAGCGGCGCCGTCACGCTCACCGCCGCCAGCGACGTGTTCCGCTGGCAGCATGTCGGCGCCCGATTCAAGCTGGGCGGCCGCCGCGTGCTGATCACCGCGGTCGCCGGCGTCAGCCAGGCCACCGCCCTCGTCGAGGACGCGCTGGCCGACACGAACCCGACGCTCGACTACACTGAGGCCGCGTTCAGCGACGCGCGGGGCTGGCCGGTGTGCGGCTGCTTCCATCAGGCACGGCTGGTGCTGGGCGGGTCGCGCGACCTGCCGAACCGGCTCTGGCTGTCGCGCACCGGCGATCTCGGCGATTTCGATCCGGGCACCGGGCTCGATGACGAGGGCATCGAGTTCGCGCTGCTGTCGGACCAGGTGAATGCGATCCGCGGCGTCTTCTCCGGCCGGCACCTGCAGGTCTTCACCTCGGGCGCCGAATGGATGGTGACGGGCGATCCGCTGACGCCGGCCTCGATCCAGCTCAGCCGGCAGACGCGCATCGGCAGCCCGGTGGACCGCATGGTGCCGCCGGCGGATGTGGACGGCTCTACCGTGTTCGTCGCGCGGTCCGGCCGCGCCGTGCACGAATTCGCCTATACCGATGTCGGCGACGCCTACCAGGCGAACGACCTCGCGCTGGTTGCGCGACACATCGTGCAGACGCCGATCTCCATGGCCTATGACCAGGCGGAGCGGCTGCTGCACCTCGTGATGGCCGATGGCAGCATCGGCACGCTGACGCTCTACCGCGCCGAGCAGGTGATCGCCTGGACGCGGCAGGAGACGCAGGGTGCGTTCCGTGCGGTCGGCGAGATCGACGGCCGTGTCTTCGCCGTGGTGGAGCGCGACGGCACGCATCGGCTGGAGCGCTTCGACGCGACGCTCGGCCTCGATGCCGCGCTGTCCGGCACGGCCGGCGCGCCGCAGGATTCCTGGGCGGGACTGGATCACCTCGAAGGGCGCGAGGTCGCGGTGCTGGCCGATGGCGCGCCGCGCGGTAGCGCCGTCGTCGCCGAGGGGCGCGTGTTGCTGGATCCGCCGGCGACCGGCGTCGGTGCGGGGCTCGCCTACGCGCATGTGATCGAGCCGCTGCCGCCGCAACTTACGATCGGCGCCGGCGCGGGCGCGGCGCCGCTGCGTCTGGTCTCGGCGACCTTCCGCCTGCTGGCAACGCCGGCGCTGTCGGTCGATCTCGGCCGCGGCCTGCAGCCGGTGCCCTTCCGGCGCCTGGACACCGCGGTGCTGGATGCGCCGCCGGTTCCCTTCACCGGCGACGTGACGCTGCGCGCGCTGGGCTGGCGCCGCGATGCGCTGGCCCCGCTGTGGCGCGTGGATGGCGACACGCCGCTGCCGCTCACGCTGCTATCCGTCACCACCGATACGAGGATGAATGATTGATGGCGCAGATCGCCCCTATCGCGACGCTGCTGGGTGCCGGCGCGTCGCTCTACGCCACCACGCGGCAGACGCAGGTGCAGTCCGCGCAGTCGCGGGACCAGGCCGCGGCGGCCCGTGCGCAGAACGAGGCGCGCAACCAGCAGGCGGCCGCGCAACAGGCCGCCGAGCAGCGCGCGCGTGATGCGCGCCTAGCCGGGACCGTGGCCGCCACGCGTGCGCGGCTGGCCGCCGGCGGCGTGCAGCCCGACGAAGGCTCGGCCGCCGCGCTCACCGCCGGCTTCCAGCGGGACGCGGCCGCGGCGCAGGCCGATTCCGATGCGGTCTTCGCCGCGCGTCTCTCTGCCGGTCGGCGCAGCCTGCTGAACGACAATGGCTCGCTGACGCCCTGGCTGCGCGCCGGTGCGACCTTCGGCAACACGCTGCGCAATCTGTTGGACTAGCGCCCGGCGCATTGCCGCCCGCCAACCCAGCGCACCGGGCGCTGAGGGGGGCGCCGCCCCCCCTTCACCCCCTGATTCAGGAGTTCATGCTCCATGGCCGAGCACATCCGGATCGGCGACGTCGCGCCGCGCGTGCAGTATGTGGGCGACGGCGCCCGTACCGACTTCGACTTCCCCTTCCCGATCTTCGCCGCCGACGACCTGCAGATCCGCGTGGGCGCCGTGGTGCTCAATGGCGGCTACGCCGTGACGGGCGCCGGGCAGAGCGAGGGCGGCACCGCCACGCTCGTCGCGCCGCCGGGCGCCGGCGAGACCGTCACGCTGCGCCGCCGCGTGCGCGTGGAGCGCAACACGGACTTCCAGGACAACGGCCTGCTGCGCGCCCGCACGCTGAACGACGAGCTGGACCGGCTGATCGCCGTGCTGCAGGAACAGCGCGACGAGATCGGCTCCGCCCTGCGGCAGGACCCGTCCGAGATCGGCGGCCAGCTGACGCTGCCGCTGCGCCCCGCGCGCGCCAACCGGTTGCTCGGCTTCGATTCCAACGGGAACGCGGCGATTTTCCCGCGCGATTCCGGCCTGCTCACGGCGCCCTATCCCGGCGCCATCCCGCGCACCGCCGAGGACAAGCTCGGCGAGCGGCTGTCGGCGCGCGATTTCGGCGCCACGGGCAACGGCGTGACGGATGACGGGCCCGCGCTGCAGGCTGCGATGAATGCCGCGGCGGCGGCCGGCAAGACGCTGCTGATCGGCGAGGGCAGCCACCGCACGACGCAGCCGCTGGTGCTGCCCGGCGCGGCCGCCGGCCTGATTATGCGCGGCGCCATCGTCTATGCCGGCCCCGCCAATCAGGCGGCGCTGACGATCGGCGATGGCGGCACGGCGCGCAACGCGAACAAGATCCTCACCGGCCTGACGGTCCTGCGCGCCAGCGTCGGCCCCTGGGCCGACGAGAACGAGATCGGCCTGGTGCTGCGCAACCTCGATGCCAGCGTGGTGGAGATCCGCGAGGTCAACGGCTTCACCATCGGCATTCGCACGCTCGGCGACGGGCGCGGCTTCGAGGACACGACGCTCTATCTGGGCCGGATCGTGAACAACGGCATCGGGCTCGACATCCACACGCTGACGGCGGGCGCCTGGAACACCTCCGTCCGGTACTATGGCGGGCACTTCGCCGTTGGCAGCACCGTCAACACCACCAAGGACCGCTTCGGCATCCGGCTTTCCGCCGCGCCCGGCGCCTATGTCGCGCACAACCGCCACCTGTTCGACGGGCCGAATTTCGAGCTGCAGGCCGAAGGCAAGCCGATCGCGGGCATTCCCTTCCTGTGCCAGGTGAACAGCCGCGCGATCGTCGCGCGTGCGCTGCGGATGGAAGGCTGCTCGCATTTCGTCGCGCGCCACACCGCCGGCGCGCAGGACCATCTGTATGAGGTTGCCTGGGCCAGCCAGGGCTACCAGGTGGAGATCGAGCATGCCGCCGGCGCCACGCGCCTCGGTGGCGCGGTGCGCGTGCTGCACCAAGCCGCGCCGCATGTCGAGGCGCGGCGGGAACTCGCTTCGGTGCCGAGCCTGCGCGCCGCTTCGATCCGCTGGAATGCGAG